GAATCGCTTCCGGCCGGGTGAACCACGTATGGATGCCGTCTGCCGTCACCTGAAAGGGCGCGGCGGGCTCAAGCGGCGGGCTGCTTGCAACCCCCTGACTCCTGCCCCGCCCAGGCGACACCGTGACGCGCATTACTGCACCCCCAGAGCCCGACCGTCCGGGCCTCTGTTGATACTGCGGACACGATTTCCGCGCTTGACGCCCACAGCACGACCCGACTCATCGCGCACGATCTCCGTGGGCGAGTTCAGTTCCTCGCGCAGTGCCGAGAACTCTTGCAGAAGTCGCTCGATGTTCGGGTCAGCCTCCGGGGGCTTGCTCATCTGGGCAATCTGGAGCTTCACAGCCGCATCAAGCTCGGCCTTCCACTTCTCCAGCGCCTCACGCCGCTCGTCGGCCTGCGCCTGATAGCCCGCCTTGATCTGCTCAAGCTCGGCCTTCTGCTGCATCTCCAGTTGCTTCTGGCGAGCCTGCATCTCTTCGCGGGCCTGATCCGTTTGGGCCTGCAGCGTCATGCGCTCACGCTCCAGCATCTGCTCTGCCTGAGCCTTCATCTGCGCCTGTTGCGCCTCGAACTGCAATTTCTGCTGCTCAGCCTGTGCGCGGACCTGCTCGCGCTGCACCTCGGGCGGGATCTGCGGCGGCTGGGGAGCCATCTGCGACGGGTCTTGCCAGAACTTGCCGGGATTGGCGAAGCCAGCCAGCTTGCCCATCTCCGTCACCGTGGCGTGCAGTTGCTGCGGACCCGCAAGACCCATCGGTGCCAGCGCCATCTGAGCCTGGAACATCGTCCCAAGCTGCGCCATCATGGATTCCTTGTTGCCCGCTCCCACGCCGACGGAGATGCGAACGTCTCGCTTCGTCCGCCATGCCTGCGGGTCCACCGTCACCCACTGGCCGCGCAGCTTGATCGCCAACGGCTTGTTGCGGTGCTTGCTGACGATCTCCTGAACAGCAGCGAACAGGGCCTCAACCCCCGGCGCCATCATCCGCGCCACATGCTCGACGCGCATGGCCGCCATGTTCTGGAGCGCCATCGTGCCCGAGGCCGTCTTGTTGATGGCGTTGGCGTCAGTGCCCGAGAAGTAGCGACTCGCACCAGTGCGGTTCTGCGCGATCTGGTCGAAATACTCGAGACTGCCGATGATCTGCTCAAAGGCGAACGGATGCGTCAGCGGGACGATGTGGCCCTCTGCCGGCATGCTGTCGTCCAGCATCCGCACCACACCACCCGGGCGGGCGTCGAGGAAGTCCTCCAGATTGACCCGGCTCGACACCACGTGTCTGCCGTTGTTGGTCAGGTAGAGGTTGTCCAGACCACCGCGAGTCACTGCCGTGCGGATGTCCTGCACGTCCATGACCGTCTCTGCCAGAGACATGCCGATGTGCCGATGCGGCAGCGGCTGGGCACAGATCGAGGCCACCGGAATGCGGCTGCAGGGCTCGACGTAGAGCACCGTCCGGCCCACCACCACCGAGTAGTACAGGCGCGAGTCGCCTTTGCCCTCGGCATCGGCCTTGCACCAGATCATCCGCGCCCAAACACGACGCAGCGGCCCCTTCATGTTCTCGGGGTCTTGGTCCTCTCCGAAGCGATCCCGGGCGAAGTCTTCCTCGTTGTGGTCCTCCTCGTCGTCGGACACGTCGTCCGCGACTTCCAGGCCCATCGCACGAAGATCAGCAATCGTCTTCTGCTCGCGGTACTCGAAGTACGGGCACTCGTTCAGCGTCCAGTCCGGCGTTTCTCCGGACACGTAGCAATGCTCCGGAGGTAGAACCTTGATGCAGACCTTGCCCTCGTTCTCGACGCGCTCAATGGTCACGTCGTGCAGCATCTGCGGGCCGGGTGCCGGAGGCTGCGGCGGGACAGGCTGTCCCTGCGCTTGAGCCTGCTGGGCCATCTGCTGCCACTGCACCAATTGCTGCTGGTGAGCGAGTTCAGCGTCTGCCGTCAGTTGCTCGTCCACATACTCCGAGTGCTCGACCACCCGCACGCCCTTGTCCTGCAAGAGCATCATGAGCTGGTCTTCGGACTGGCCTTCGTACTTGTCCTGAACAACCCGCTCGGACTCGTCCCAGTAGGCCAGGCAGTAGCCGTTGGACAGCAACAGCGCATCGTGAATCCAGTCGGCGACGATCTGTTCCCACGGGTTCAGCGCCGTCACCATGTGATTGATCACCGCCGTCTGCTGCTCTGCGGCCGGCTCATCCTCCGGCCCCACAGGCACGAACTTGCACACGTCCTCGCTGCTCGACGCGAAGATGCGCACCAGTGACGGCAGAATCGTGTGGATCGTCTGGTAGACGGTGCGGTCAACGACCTGGGAGCGACCTTCAGGCGCCGGATTGACGTTCAGCCCAAGGTAAGCCTCAATCGCCTTGGCGCGCTTCTCTCCCAGCGCCGAGTGATCGTCAGACCCATAGGCGTTGTCCCTGTGGGCGTCAATCGCCGCGAGTAGGGCGTCGGTGTCGATTGCCATGCTTTTCCGCTTCCAAGGCTTTGATGCGCTCCTCGGCCTGTCTCAAGGCCTCAGAAAGCGAGAAGTAGAGTTGTGAGAGCGTGTCCAGCTCGCGCAGGGCTCGTTTGATCTGCTGGATGAATGCGACGTCCATCAGACGATCCCTGCTGTCGAATACTTGATCGGCTTCAGCGTCGTGGCCCGGGGCGGCTCGTAAGCCACGCACATCAGGCCGAAGGCGTCTGCCGCATGAGATGACCAGTCGTGTTCTGGCCCCAGTCCGATGCCGCGCTCTTCGTCCTTTTTCTCGTGGTACCAGCCCAGCGCCGCAAGGCCCGCGTCGGTCGCCTCTTCGTTGAACCAGATGGACGGGAACAGCCTGCGGCCCGCCTCAATGCGTTGCTTCGCAGCGCCTCGGCCCTGGTTCGGCACCACAGTGACCTCGAAACCAGCCGCCTTCAGCGCCGACTCATAGCTCACCGCATGCACCTTGTCTTGCGTCGCCCCGTCGTGCGGCAGATAGATGTGGACGCCTTCGTAGCCACGCGCCCGAAGCCACTCAACGTGAGTCGCCAGCGGCTGACCAACAGCCTCGTAGTAATCAAGGACGCGGACCTCTTTGCCCACCCACTGCGCGATCCACATGGAGAAGGCGTCAGCCCTCGCCCCGGTTCCGCCGATGTCAACGAATGCCCGCTTCTTCATGAGCGGGTCAGGTCCGACACGCCCGATGCGGCCATCAGCCCGGGCCTTGTTCAGGCTCTTCGCGTAGTAAGCGCCTTCAACTACGGTCACGTAGCCGCCTTCCCAGATGTGGTCATACTGGTCCGGCTGCATGCGCAGACAGTCCTGTCGCTCTTGCTCAAGCTCGGCCGTAAACCATGGGTTGTCGCGCCAGTTCGACCGGATCACGATGGCGCCCGTAGGCACCTCAGGACCGCGGAACATGCGATCCACCGCATCAGTGCGGCGCCTCGGGTTCCACGTCCAGATCATTTGCGAGCCAGCAGCTCGCATCGTCGGGCGATACAGGTTGATACTGTGCTGGGTAGCGCCGTGCGCTTCTTCCCACCACCCCCGCTTGAAGGCCTCAAGCGACTTGATGCTGTCGGCCGTGTAGTCGTTCATCCCCTTGAAGATGAACAGCCCGTCACCCGGCGCGGCAATCACGTCCTTGTAGACCTTGAAGCCCTCCGCCTCGGACAACTTGAACTTGCGCAGCTTGGCTTCAATCAGCGCCTTTGAGGACTGCGCCAAGTCCTTCTGCACCTCTCGGATGCAAACAGTCCGCAAACCCTCGCCGCCGCTGTTGCCAGGCTCGGCCATGGCGTCTTCAACCAGCATCTCAGCGACGAAATGAGACTTGCCGCTTCCTCGCCCACCCCAGATCGCCTTGTCTCTTGCCGCCTCAAGCGCAGGTATGAAAACCCGCGCCGTGGGAATCTCAAGATCCATTCTTGGGATCGACCACCGTGCGTCTGACCTGCTGATACTGCACGGCGCCACCACCTGGGCCAGTCAACTCCACGGCTTTCGTCTCGCGCCAGCGCTCAGGGCGTCGGTTCTTCAGCCAGAAGATGGCCGCCGTCGTGTCGGGCGGGTAGTACTTCCGGATAGGCGTCTGGACAATCTCGCCGCCCACAACACGAATATCCACCTCGTCGTGCTCATACCCATTCGCTCGGGCAAACAGGCTGCGCTCAACCCGCTCGTCAGCAGAATCCTTGCCAGCTTTTAGGGCCTGACAAAAGGCCTCATGCTCGCTTTTCCAGCGATACAGCGTCCGCACTTCCACGCCGAAGAAGTCGGCCAGCTCTTGGTCGGTTGCGCCAAGCCGGCATAGCTTCGCCGCCTGCTCGCAGAACTCGTCCTTGAACTTGCTGGGGCGGCCCATTCTGTTGCTACTGAGCAGAAAAGAAAAAGGCCGCACATGGCGGCCCAAGAGGGAGGAGATTTGCAGGCGCACTGCCTCGCCGTCATTCTCCTACAGGATTCCCAGAATCACAAGAGGGCGAGAAACCTATCCACAGCCTCCGAGGTTATGTGCGCCAGCTCCGTCCGATCCTCCGGCAATCTCACCGACCGCCATACCGCTGCCCCCGTGCTCTGGTTCTTCGCTAGGATGCACAGCGCCGTCCGGTACGGCTCGTCCATACCCCTGACCAGATTCCCGACATGCCTCGCCAGCCGGGCGTATTCCTCGACCTCGACTGCCCCATTGTCGGAGTCATACTGCCTTGAGGCTTGGTATCCCCGGGTACTGGGGCACTCTGTCGGGTATCCCTCTACCGGTAGCCATTTCGACTCGTAGCGGTGCCAGATCACGAGGAGTTCGATGGGGTCAATTTCCACGGGCCACCTTGCACCAGTTGAGTAGCGACGCCTCCACCTCGATCCCCTCCATCTCCCAGACTGCTCGCCACTGGCCCGGCTGTCGCTTGTAGACCAGCACCCACCGCAGTCCGTTTGCCTGCTCCTGCGCCTGGCTCACCCATTGAGCCACCATGCCCAGTGTCGGCTTGCTGACGTTCTTCACCTCCACCGACCAGCCGGGGACGCCTTCTAGGTCGGAGTCTGCGTCGTGCTGCCTGACCCGGCGCCGAATATCCCAGCCGGTCCAGTCGCGGATGAGGTTTGCTGCCTCTCTTTCTCCGCGCTTACCCTTTTCTCTGCTGGCTTTACCCATTTCACGAATTCCTCGGCTGTCCAGAAGAGGTGCATATTCGCGCACCGTCTCCGGCGTTTGTTCTTCCGGGTTTCCAATACCTCTGTCCATACTCCGCACTCCGGACATTTCACCGCATCAGGCTCCGAAACTGATTCGACATGGCGTCGTATTCCTTCCAGCGGCGGTGATACAGGATCGCCCGCACATGGGATACATGGATACCCCAGCGCTTTGCAGCCTCATGAATCCAGCTTGTGGAGCCGTCCCACTCTGCGCGCATGGTCCTGGCGTCTTCCATGGAGAGCTTCACCCAGCCTGAGATATGAGCCGATTCCCGCGACTTCAGCGGATTCGGCTTCCTGCGGCCCAGGCTGTTCATCTCTTTCATCAGCTCCTGCTGGGTCACAGGTTTCTGATGCTTCGGGTTGATGCAGCCCTTTTCATCGCAAGTAGTCCGCAGGCTGTGTTTCTCGGGTATCTCCCGGCCCGACAGTTGGAATATGAACCGGCGCACGTTAACGACTTTTCCGTCAACCCTGGCAATCGGCGCCCCGATACTGTTCCTTCCGAGTTTCCAGATATGGCAATCCCCGATCTCGTCGCAGTATTGCAGGTAGTTTTCCAGCGTCAGTTTCATTCGATATTCAGCGCGTAGGGTTCGACGGGTTCGGTGCGGCTGTCGGTAAACCGGAAGCAGTCTTCCGAGAACCACAACTTGATGCGGCCTTCCCAGGCGCCGTTGCGCTGCTTCTCGACGCTCACCAAAGCGTCGGGCTCTTCGCCGAGCTGGAGGTCATAGACGCCCGCCTCTTGCTTGGCCTTCTTGGGCTTGTTCGCCCAGACCATGCACACGTTGTGCGCCTGGTCGCTGATGGCCGCGGACCCTCTGAGGTCGTACTTCGTCGGGGGCTTGTCCTCGCCGGCCTGAGGCTTGCGGCAGTGCGCGATCAGGTGGACGTGGACCCCGTACTCCTGCGCGGCCCGGACGATGTCCGTCGTGAACTGCTTCTGCTCGTCCAGCGACTCTTCCGAAGCGCAGACCATCATCATCGAGTCGATGAAGATCTGCGTCCCCTGAAGCTCCTCCGCGAAGTAGCGGACGACGGCCAGGCACTGATCCGGCGTGATGCGGCCGAGGTGATCAAACAACCACAGACGGCCATCGGTCCAGCTGGAAAAGGCTTCCAGACGGCTCGCAGCGGGCCGGGAGAAGGCGAACGCCTGTCGAGCCATCCGGGCCAGCGTGCGGGCCGGCGTCATCTCAAACGACGCCATCAGGACACGCTCTTGACTCACGCAGAGGTCGAGCGCCACCTGTCCGGTGAACATGCTCTTGCGGTGCCCGTTGTAGCCCGCCCAGACGGTGACTTCACCGGGCCGGAACTCCAGCCGATCCCGGAGCTTGGTCGAGAACATCTCGGCCTTCTTCCCGGAGCGATCAGGCACCTTGAACTCGGCCAGCAGCTCTTCGGTGAACGCCGACGCCTTCCGGACCTTCGCCTGCGCCTCGGTTTCCCGAGCGTATGCAGCGAAGTCGAGCGTGTCAGAAATGATATGCGCCATTTTCCTTCGGCCAACTTTTGATCCAGTCCATGTCACCGTGGGCGAACATCAGACCTTCGACAGTGATGCGCGGGCACTCGTTGACGATGCCAATCACGCCCTTCGGCTTCGCGTCTTTCACGGCCTCACAGACCGCCATGACGCGCCCTTCAGACTCCCCGATCACCAGCACCGGCAGGCCAACAACGAAACGAAGATCGAGCCTGTCAGCCCGGTCCTGAGCCGGGATCTGCACGTAGCTCTCTGCGGCCTGGAACACCCAGGGCTTGTCAGGGCAGTGCAGCGTCAGCGGAACCGTGGGCATGTACCCGGCCATCCGGCGCTCAACGATGGCGTCTTGGCCTCTCACAGCGCCCCCGCAAACGGATCAGCCTTCTGGGCCGGCATCTCGTCTTCCCAGCGCCGGTTGTTCAGCCAGGTCGAGGCCAACGGGATGAACTGGCCGCCGTCCTTCTGCCAATCCTTCGAGGCCGCCTGAACCTCAAGAGCCGCCATCAGGGAAGCCATCAGGGAGTCATCCGGCTTCAGGCGAGCAAACGCCTTCACTGCCGCAGGCTTGGCTTGCTTCTTGGGGTAGGCAGACCAGAACCTGTCGAAGCCGGGAGGAAAAACCGCCACTGCCCCCTGGGGGGCTTTGGGGGGTATTTCTCTGGTGTCTGGTGTCTGGTGTCTGGTTAGGGTTTGTGTTCGGTTCTCGTTCGGTTCCGATTCGCTAACCGATTCGGTTTCGTTTCGCTTCGGTCTTCCACCCAAAGCACCGACACTTCGGTTCACTTCCCGCTGGTGTTCTGCCCGCTGCATTTCCTTGCCAGCCCGCTTGTTGACCAGCCCCTCTTCGGTGGCCTGCCAGAAGCGCCTCACGACGCTGTCGATGGCTTCCCGGTCTGCCTTGCTCTCGGCCCGAAGGAGACGATGCAGCTCACGCCCTTGGGGCAGCGGGCGCTCGGTGCCGTAGTGGTGCAGCAGCATGAGCACATAGGCCCCGTGCTCGGCCACGGTCAACGTGCCCGTGTCGCGCATGTAGTCGCCGATGTAGAGCTTGATGAAGTTCACCCAACCTCCTTCCCCATCCACCCCGGCGCCTTGTGCTTCGGCGTGTTCGGCATCACCACCGTTCCCCCTTGGCGATGCCAGCCAGAGCCCTTGCCCGCAGACAGGCGTGCAGCGATGAGCTGCTGGCTGTCCTGCTGGATCTGCGACTCCCAACGGGGAGGAAAGCCGGCGTACATCACCTGAAGGAAATGCCCCGGCGCGTACTCTTCTGAGGCGCCTTGCTTCTTCTTCCGCCCGCTGCTGGCAGGCTTGCCTTGAACGATGTTGATCACTTGGCCTCCAGGAGTTGCTGAAGGGCCTCGATCAGCGCAGGGATGTGTCGGGTCGGGATCTCTGCCTGCCCGCCCATTGATCGCTGCATGTTGATGAGGATTGAGTCGTTCTCAATCGCGTCGCCATCACCTTGGAAACGGGTCACCATCCGGCTGACGTAGCCCCATTCGTCAACGTCAATCCTGGTCTTGCGAATGGCCTCGATGCTTTTCTTCACGCTGCACGCTCCAGTTCTTGCAGCCGCGCCTTGAGCGCAGCGACCTCTGCGGCCCTGCTGTCCCGAGGAACAAGGTCGCAGCCCACTTGTTCAGCCATCCACTGAACCGGCCCCAGCGAGCCAGTGATCCGGCAGTAGTTGACGATCCGCTTTGCCCACTGCTGGGCGACCCCGCGCATCAGGCGCGAGAAGTACGGGGCGCACACGTTCAGCTCGGAAGCGATCTGGTAGTCATCCAGACCTGAAGTCCGCGCCGCGTCAGC